TGCTTCGTCAGCGTAATAGGCCCAGTACCAGCCGCATCGCTTATCGTCGTTGCTCTTATCTCAGACAATGCTCAAGTTCCCCCCTGATGTGACGGTGATAGTAACGCCAGATGCCACGGCCAAGGGGCCGACAGCTACAGCGTTTTCAGTCGCGTCAATCGTTACATTTGTATTCAAGGTCTGCTCGTGCGCCCTGAAAATATCACCCGCAGCCGCAGAAGCACCAATCGTGCCGCGCTCGCCTTTATAACGACCGCCATTGCTAATCGTATCTGCGTCCGCTGTATACAAAACCACATCCAACGTGTCGCTTGTTGAAGCGCCAGAGGTTAAAACAATTTGAGTACCCCCGGATGTGGTGAAATCAGTGCCATAAACTAGCTTCACGCCGTTTAGAAATACATCTAAAAACTTATCCACAAATCCAATCGTGGTAAATGTGGTCTGTCCCGAAGTCGCCACAAAAGTCTGACGCGTCTGCGTGGACTGTGGGGCCGGGATTGTGCCAATATAACCAGACATTATAGAGCTCCTATGATGAACGCCAGTAGCTCGCTGTAGCGAACCCCAAGCCTAGTGCGCTCTGTGGCACCTTCTGGCGCTTCTTCTTGTGTGTCATATGTATCGGTGCGGGTGTAGGCATCAACGGCTTCTACAGCCTCAGTGACTACGTTACCGTCTTCGTCAAGCACCTCTGCCACAGCTTCTACCGCTGGCACCTCAACGTCATGCTCCCACCAAGTGTTTGACATAAACATCGCATAACGTCCCGCATCCAAGCCTTCTGCGGCAAATGCTGCTTGTAAATCTTGCGCAATGATACCGCAGTGAATACGGGCATCGTCACCCTTTTCCTCAACGGCAGACTTCCAGCGCCATGCTTTAAGCAAGCCTTTGCAGGCTACAGCGACACGTTGCTCTGCTTCAGTCAAGTCACGGATGTCTTGCTTGTCGTTGCGGTCAGATGTTTGGATTGTACCATTGGTAGCGTAGATGTCATCAAAGCGGATTGAAGAAAACCCAAGATCAATAATGTTATCAGCAGAAGCATTAGTAACAACATTCCAAGGCTGAATTGAATTGTTTGCACGGTCAAAGCGAAGGCCAGCAGCAGTTCCACCTGACCCTGTGTTGCCACTACCAATAATAGGTTGAGCAGAAGAGCCACCAACCCCAATACTCCCCACAGTGGAGCCGTTTTTGCGGAACTGCACAATGTCGCCGTCTGTTGACTGACGATTGAAGTATGCAACAGTACCCTGAGACCTACTAACAGCAAGAAAAGAGCCTCTCATGTAGCTGAATTGTTCTTGTGAACTGCCATCTTGGTGGTTTGTTGTACTGCCGCCCACCAGCAAGTTACCGCTCGCATCGATGCGCATGGCTTCTGACGCTAATTGTGATCCAGAAGATGCATCTCCATATCGAAACATCATTGCTGAGCCGTCAACTTGAATACCAAAGTCTATGGCAGGGCCGCCAGAAATATCTTGGAAAATTAACGCAGGGGTATATGACTCAATGTGAATAGTGTAATCATCTACTGATGCTGTACTATCGAAAACGTGAAGTTTACTGTTACTAGCGGCAATGCCACCAATCCCAACATTTTCTGAGCTATCTATGGTTATAGCTGTGGCATTAGCGTTATCGTCAATGCCTTGCGAGGTAAACGCACCACCTACATCCAGCGCACCGCCAATGTCAGCATCCCCGCCAACAGTCGCAGCCGTGGTGCTTAATAAAACCGCCTTGGTTCCAACATAACCCGCCATTAGGTTTGCTCCAGTACGCTCAAAATCACATCCGCAGAAGATGCTGTGTCAGATGTTACCACAACAGTGTCCGTTGTCTCTAGGATTATTTTGCCATCCAAAACCGATAAGCCGCTGCCCGTAGGAATCGGCGCGTCCTTAACAACATAGGCTCCCGCGCACTGGACATCTATTAGAATCTGAGCCGAAGTCCGGTTAGCCACCGTCAACCCAATCGTTACCGCCGTTGTTGAGGACGGAACCGTGTAAACAGTAGTCGCTCCAGTTCCTACCGAAGTAGACGTATAGTTTTTAAATATGTTTGCCATCTAAGCAATCCTTTATCCAAGTGCGATAGCCAACGCTAGCGCAGTGCCAGCTTGGTCTACATCAAGATTTGTTCGTGCCGCCGCCGCAGTAGAAGCGCCTGTACCACCATCCGCAACCGCAAGATCAGTAATACCCGTAATGCTTCCGCCCGTAGCGGTAATGTTTGTAAATGTGCCCGCCGCCGCGCTGTTGGCTCCAATCACAGTACCATCTATTGAACCGCCATTAATATCAATCGTAGTGACGGTGCCTAAGTTCGACCATGTTCCCGTTAAAGAACCGCCGCCCGTAGCGTTCAAACTTGTGAATGTACCCGCCGCCGCTGTTGACCCACCAATAACCGCGCCATCCACAGTGCCGCCGTTGATATCCGCAGTGGTCAAAACCGCTGAACTAAACGTCACAACCCCAGTGCTGTTGGCAATCGAACCCGCCGCAGTACCGTCTTTGGCCTTGATGTTCGTGACCTCAAGGTTGGTTAAATCTGCGGTAGTCGTAGCAACCGTTGAAGGCAAGCTAACTGTAAGAGTTTGACCAGATGCAGACGTTACGATCTGGTTGGCAGTGCCGCTAATATCAAGGGTCTGACTGTCCAGATCAATCGAACCTGTACCGCTATCCCCCTGAAAATCTAAATCTTGCGCCGTGACCTGAGAATCAACATACGCCTTAATAGATTGTTGAGTAGCCAGCTTTGTGGCGCTGTTAGACGCCATGTTGTCTTCGTCTTTAATGCCCGTAACAGTTGCCCCGTCACCCGCAATATTCAAGCTCGTATCCGCAACAAGCGTTGTAAACGTACCCGCCGCAGAGGAAGCGCCGCCAATCACAGAGCCGTCTATGGTGCCGCCGTTAATATCTACTGTCGTTACAGTGCCTAAGTTGGACCACGTTCCTGTCAACGACCCACCACCATTAGCGGTTAGGCTCGTAAATGCCCCCGTCCCAGCGGAAGATGCCCCAATATTAGTGCCGTCAATCGCACCACCGTTAATATCAACAGTTGACGCGGTTAATGTCGAGATTGTCACCGCATTGGGAAGACCCACCGTAATGGTCTGGCCCGAAGCCGCAGTTTCAATTTCATTAGTGGTGCCCGCAACCGTAAACGTCTGACTGTCTAAATCAACAGACCCCGTTCCACCATCACCCGCGATATCCAAATCTTGGGCCGTTACTTGACTGTCTACATAAGCCTTGATCGACTGTTGCGTAGCCAGCTTTGTAGCACTGTTGGAAGACATGTTGTCTTCATCTAAAACACCATTGACGGTGGTCGAACTAGCAATGTTTACGCTTGTGCCTACCGTCAAAGTGGTGCCTATCGCTGCGGCACCCACAACATTTAAGGCGTCAAAGTGAGCGTTGTTGAATACGTTTGCCGCAACCGATCCTGATCCAGACCCGTTAAAAAACACAACCGCAGTTTTCCCCGCAGGAACTTCGTAATCATTTGAAGCGTTGTATGTACCCTGAAACAACAAGATGCTGCGCGAACCCGATAGGTTATTGCGCACATAAACAATTTTTTCGGAATCGCTTGGGGTAAGCTGCACATACGCCGTGCCTCCCAAGTCTCCACCATCGCCAAAAATAACCAAGCGATTACGCCCGTTGGACGCTGCGCCGTCTGTAATAGGCAAGCCGTTTGGAGAACCTGACGATCCCGTTGCAGCCAGAGTTATCGAAACCTGACCGTCCAATGCGGTATCGATCAGACTCAAGTTTGTATTGGTAGTGTCACCCCATGTACCGGATTGTTCGCCTGTGGCGATAATCTCAATACCGTTGTTTAAAGTATATGTACTAGGCATTTAATTGTCCTATGCTGCTATGTCATCCCAGTTTGGAGTCTGAGACGGTGTTTCGTCGCTCCAAGATGGGGTGGAAGATGGTGTGGTTTCAGTATAACCCGGATTTTGATTTGGAGCAATCCTTCCCCAAACTAACACTGGAGTTATTTCCCCAGTGGCCGAAACGCCTGTTGGAAATACGGTGCATCCAATAATAAAGTCAGCGATCTGACCTACTTGTCCAGTGGCGCTTACCCCTGTTACCGGAACCTCCGTAACAAGGTCTACAGTTACCGAACCAACTGAGCCTGTAGCTTCGACCCCCGTTACCGGAACAGATGTAACGCCCGTGACAGTTACATCCCCAACCGCTCCTGTCGCCGCAACACCCGTAACGTCTACATCTAGCGATAAATCAACAGTGGCTGCGCCAACCGCACCCGTGGCGGCAACGCCCGTAACATTAGTGATGGATCCCGTTACAACCTCAATAGATCCTACCGACCCCGTTGCCTGCAATCCAGTGACTGGAGTTGTAGCTTGCGCCACTACTGTAACAGAACCAACTGTACCCGTGGCGGCAACGCCCGTAACATTTACCGTTGTGACATTATCAACAGTGACCGATCCAACTGATCCTGTCGCAGACACACCCGTAACATTTACAACTTCGTTTTCGTCAACGGTGACTGAACCAACGGCTCCGGTGGCCGAAACGCCAGTGACTGAAACATTTCCCGCCGCATCGACCGTAACCGAACCAACGGCTCCGGTGGCTTCAAGCCCCGTGGTTGGGACAACAGAGGTTCCCGTGGTCGTTGCCTGACCAACCTGACCCGTTGCCGAAACGCCTGTTGGAGAGATGTCGGCTTTTGCAACTACCGTAACCGAACCACTGCCTGCGGTGGCCGATACACCCGTAACAACCGCGTCAATGCTAATGGATGCGGTGGCGTCACCAACCTGACCTGTGCCCGCCACGCCCGTAACCGGAACGGCTACACCTTGTAAAACCCCAGCCTGACCAACTTGTCCCGTTGCCGAAACGCCCGTAACGGAAACATCCGCCGCAGCCGCCGCAGTAACTGCGCCTACAACTCCAGTAGCCGAAAGGCCCGTAACGTCGGTGATGGCTACCGCCGTAACAGTAACAGTGCCGACTCCACCTGTTGCTTCTAAGCCTGTAACAGGAACTATGCCCTGACCAGTAGCCTGCGCAGTTCCTACCTGACCAGTAGCCGCGAGTCCTGTAACCGATACATTAGCGTTAGCTGCAACTGTAGCGGAGCCAACTTGTCCTGTACCCGCCAGACCCGTTGGAGATACCGAAGCATCCCCAATAACAGTAGCAGAACCGACGCCACCCGCAGAAGATACCCCCGTAACAGAAACGCCCGCTGCACCAACTACAGTGACCGAGCCAACACCTCCTGTGGAGGAAACACCCGTAACAGAAACGCCCGCATCCGCCGTAACAGAAACAGAGCCAACATTTCCTGTGGAGGAAACACCCGTAACAGAAACATTCGCAGCCGCCGAAGCGACCGCAGTTCCAACCTGACCCGTAGCAGATACACCTGTTGGGAAAACATTCGCTTCTGTTGTTATAGAAACAGAGCCAACATTTCCTGTGGCCTCGACTCCAGTAACAGGCACATCACTTGCGCCCGCTACCGTTACCGATCCGACCTGTCCTGTAGCAGATACACCCGTAACTGTTACAGTAAGAGGGCTACTCCAAGCCCCTTCAGACCATGTGCCTCGACCCCAACCTGCAATAAGTGCCATTTCGGTCGCCTAAATGGTTTAGGCTATGCGAATAATAGCGTTACTCGAATCAGCAGTTGGGAAGACGATTGTGAAATCACCCGCTGTAGACGTTTTGTCTCCACCGAAATCCAACACAACGACTGTCGGATTCGTCAAAGAAATCGAAGTCGTGTTTGGAGTGGTGTTGTAGATCAACGCACCACGAGCAGTTATCGTCGCAGTCGAAAAGGTCAGATCAGAAAAATCTGTCAACGCTGTCGTGCCCGAAGAAGTAGGATCCACGTTTGTAAGCGTTCCGCCGCCTGCGCTATAACCAGTGCCACTAACTTCGTTAGAGGTGGTATACGCAGTAGTTGCCGCGTTAAAAGATGCGCTGTTTGTGTACAACGCTAGCTTCAGTGTATCCGCACCGTTCGCTAAGTCGTGGGCACCATACAAGAGTTCTTTCTTGAATGAGGTGCACATAAAATTGCCGCTAAAGGCCATATCACAGTCTCCTTATAAGTTCCGCAAGTTCTGGGTGCCCTGCGTCTGTAATTGCATTATATACCGTAGTTCTGTCACTTTTGATAGCTTCCCGTAAATAAAACTCTACGAGCTTAACAATCCGCTTTTTAAAAGCATGTGCTTGAGCCTGTATCGCTGGGTGCGCTTCCTCAGAAACAGAAATAATTTTATCCGCACACCGCTCTGCGACTTCTTCAGGAGAAAATCCCCGGCCTTGAGTGGTGTGTACCTCAATGCCAAAATCGTTTGTCATCTCTAATTGCGGTATCATGATCTAGGTTTCCTGATCGTACCGTAGCGATATTCGTCCATAGTTTCTTGTGCCTCTCCCAAGTTTTTCAAACGAGAAATCCCTTCCATATACCTTTGATTATACATCTGCATAAGATTAGGATCACCTTTCATAAACGTATACGCCTCAATTAAAGAACCATACAATAACGAGATCTCGGCGTTTTCACTCAACCAACTTGTTCCGCTATCTGCACCCGCTGTCAAAGACGTTGGTCGATACAAATAATGTATGTCTACAGTGTAGTTAGCGTCAGGGCTTGGAGCCAAAATAAAGTTGTCAACGTCAAATTGAGCATAGTATTTTGGCTGTCCCGTTGTCGTCGGGTCTGGCGTATACGTCTGAACAAAGTCTAAATCCTTAAACAACAAAAATTCTGCATCGCCGCCAACATCTATACTTAATGAAAACGGAGCTAAAAAGTCCGTAGGCGCAGCTAGATACTGATTCCCTGTCGTCATGTTGCCAAACTGATTCTTTTGAAACAGATTTAACTGCACACTTTTAAGTATACGCTCTTCCGTCAACCGTATGAACAACGGAATGTTGTTCACAAAAGTCGTCTCGTCATTTTCGGTATAGTCCTGAACGGCTTGCTTCAGTTCACCATATGTCATTGTCATGTTGTCACCGTTACCGTGCCCACTGAACCTATAGCCACTAAATTATTCGGCGGCGACAGTCCCTCAATCTCGTTAAATCCTACAGGATTCCACCCGTATTGTGTAGCCCTTTGCTCGGTCAAGCCGCTTTCCGGTCTGGGATTGCGTAACGCCTGCGGATCAGGAGACGCCTTCGGAGGAAACAACTGAGGGTGCTTAGGCTCAAACTCATCAGGACCAACCTTCGCACCTGTCCACTCCACCTTCATTTCCCGAAGACGGTAACGACGGCCCGACCTGTCCGATATCCCCCATGCGTGTTTGCCCGAAGCGTATGCCATTATACCCTCAAGTATCTCATGCTAGGCTGCAACTTCAACGGAACCCGATCCTCATCTTCATCCGCTGCACGTTGGAACTCTTCCTCATACACCGATTTTAAAAGCTGGATCCGATCAGGCGCTCGTTTCATCGCAAGATAGTAAGCAAGACCAGCAACCATACAAGGATAAAACCTAAAAGGCATGTCAGTAGTGTTGACAAGAGTATCCGCGTCCTCAATCCGCTGCACATAGTAGTAAATGATTTGATCCGTGGAGTTCTCAGGAACAGCCCAAAGATTAATTACGGGGCTAATCTGACGATTAAACCAGAACTGGCTAGGGCGACCCTGTGTAGTCTTGTTCGGTAGAGTAACATAGTCCCCTCGACTAATCCGCTCCACCTCATAGTCAGTGTTGCCCCGACGAAGCACAATCTCCAACACATCAACAACATCAGGCAACAACGTTTCCTGAGCCTGACCTTGGGTAAGGGTTATCGTGCCCTGCTCCACAGTCCACATGTTAATGCCACGATTTGCCCATTCAGCAAACATCAGGTTCAAAGACCGACGCGCCGTCCGAGCATCATAACCAGTGCGAACCTCCAGCCCGCACCGCTCAAACGCCTCCTCGATTATCTCACCGACATCGAGGTTAAAGTCTCTTGAACCTGAAGTAGCCATCTATCAACTCATGTCATTATTGGTTTTTGGTTGGTCTTTGTCATGACACAACCGCCATTTGCGTAACCATTAACCTTACCGCCGCGCATCATCTTCACCTCGCCGCCGCGCATCATACCGACACGACCGCCGCGCATCATTTTACCAACGCCATCAGCAGCGTAATCAGGGACCATTTTTCCCTGCTTGTTTTTAACCATGTTTAATTTACCCGGCATTTCACTGTCTCCTGTTTCTACGCGCCAAGATATGGCGCTCATAATCCTGTGGGTCGTAGTTCGTATAATACCCTAGTTTTTCCAACTTTGCAGCAGCGTTTTCTAACTCTGTCCAACGCTGTATAAAAACAATGGCGTGTTCTCTTAAATACGCCAGAAGCCATATGTCTATTCCTGCCGACTCAAAAAACCTATTAAGCGCCATGCATTCTTGTTCTAATTTATCATAGTCATAATCGTAACTGTAATCAAAAACCATCGTGACTTTGTAACCAGTACTAAAAAACTTCGCGGCCTCATGTAAAACATCCGTCCACAACCCGTCAGAAACCAAGATCTTTACTTCATGGTTCTCAACCGCGGGCAAAGCAAAAGGACAAGCCGCAACACCGTTCGTGTGTGCAGTGGGTTTGGATAATTCCTCTGCCCAATCCCGTATCAAAACACTCTTACCAATCCGCCGGTAGCCTTTTTATTTTTCCAACTTATTCGTTTTGAAGATTTCTTCTTCTTTGCTGCGGACGTACATTGCGCCATCGTAGGCCGACATGCGGGGTAACTCTTGCGCTTTTCGCCTTTCTTGCGGCCACACGGCTTTCCCGTTTTACAATCAACCCAGCCCTTCCCTTTGTTTTGGGAGAACCATTTTCGCAAAGAGTTCTTTTCCGCCATCAGTACGTCCTCGTACTTTTCCGCCTGCTCTCCTCGACGCAACCACAACCAGATGCAATGATTCCACCACCGCGATACCTATTACGAGCAGGGCGTTTTGGATTATCAACCGCCGTCATCAAACCACCAGTAGCTGCTTTCTTAGTAGAGTTTCCCCAGTTGGCGGCTCCTACTTTTCGGCACTTGGCTACCGCTCCGCTTGCGTAAGCCGAGGGCCAAACCTTGTATCTCGCCTTGACCTTTTTTGCGCAAGCGTCGAGCTTTTTCTTTTTCTTTGCCATTACTCCGTCCCTCCGGTGGTGTGGATATTTGGAACGACATTTGTCCACGACTTATCATAGTTAGCCTGCCTCACTAAAAAATCCTGCCACATGGGCTTTATCATCTTATAGTTTTCCTCAACCCGATAAGACACAACAGCTAAATCAGACTTCATCGCATAGAGTTGAGTTGAGCCCCAGCCCAAAAGTCCAACCACGATAACCGATGTTATATCCGAAAAGTTCACTTTCATCACGTTACCACATCTTGCACGACCAGTAACGGGCCGTAAGTTTGTCCAACTTCTTTGTGTCACAACCATGCCTAGCCCGGAACGATTTCCTACGCTTAGGGTTTGATTTCTTAATGGTCATCTTGGCATCGCCAAATCGAATTATTTTTTCTTTGCCCTTATCACAGGCTTTTACAACAGACTTCTTTCCGCCAGAAACCTGACGTTTGGGTTTGTTGCACTTCATCTTGGACTTGTCGATTTTAGCCATAACTACTCCACAATCACTGATATGGTGGTGTTGGCGGGAATCGAAGCGTACACACCTTTTTTAGCTAGTATACCGTCCCCGGGAAGAAATATTTCATCCATACCTTGAGATGTCTCATCGACTCTAAGTAATACTTTTCCTGACGCTTCTGACGCGTTGTCGTAAAGTACGACATGCCCAGTGGCACCTGATTCATAGGTCAAAAGCACACCTTGTAGGCGGCAGCGTCGAGCTACCAACGCTGCCGAAGTTTGTGAGTAAAACGATGTTACCTCACTACCAACCATCTCGCCACCTACGACAAGATAATCGTGAGTTGGTTTGCAGAACCCGTGAATGCAGCTATGTACACTCCCGCGCTGGCAATAATACCATCATCCGGAATGTTCATAACATGATGACCTGCGGGAAATGTCTGCGTGAGCAAAACATCACCACTAGCGTCGCCATTCTTGATCGTAAACGCACCCGCAGCAGCAGCGTAAATAACTACTTGACGGAGTCGAGAACGAGTCGGGCCAACAATCGCTGCCGTTGTTCCTTGAACCCAATTATATGCTGTTACTGGACCAGCCATAAAAGTCTCCTATTAAGGTTGAATAGCCGTATTAAACGCTTGAGCATACATTACTGTTATAACAACTGAGCCCGCATTCGTACCTGCGCTTGAGGTAGCTGTTAATTTCAAATCAGATGTACCAGTGTTTTTCCATGTAAGTGTACCACCGCCAGAAGCACCTAACGCTTTAATGCCTACGGTGGTTCCAGAAGCAACCGCATTAACGAGAGTTGCTGCGCCGCCTACAGTATCACCAACACTAATATTTGTTGTGGTGTTAGCCGCCACTTCCAAATCAATAATTATATCTACGATTTTTGAGTTGGCAGGGATTACTACATTTGTGGCTTCCGCTGCGACAGCGCCGCCAGAAATATCCATTACATGTTGTTGAGTCATTACAACATAACCTACGTTTGCTATGTCTGACCCAACAGTAGTGCCCGTTGTGTTGCGAATGTTACCAGCCCGAATAGGACCTGAAAAAGTTGTCGTACCCATGTTGATCTCCTGTCTGGGTTAGTCAGCCACACCATGCGACTGTCAGGGATACTAAAACAATACAGGAGAAATAGACAAAAAGAAAGGGGCTACCGAAGTAGCCCCCAGTTTGGGAGGAGGTAATGAAACCCTCCCAAACTATAGCACAAATTACGCTCCGGGTGAACCGAATACGCAACGTGGGTCGCTAAAGCCGAAGCTGTAACGCTCACGCGCTTTAAAGCGCATGTTGCCTGTGTCGAAGTCTGCTTCCATGTTGGTAGACAGAGGAGTACGCTCAAAGTGGATCATTCCACGAGGCGCATCCGTCATGATGAAGAACGCATCAGGGTCCGTCAGGAAGTCGTTGACGGCATAACCATCAGGCAACATTCCCATTGAACGAATCGCGTTCGTATCATTGTCTGCTGTTCCAACACGAAGGTTTGAAACCATCAAGCGTTCTGCAATAAATTGCAGTTGACGCGGGATAAGTAACTTCGTGCCACGAAGAGCAACCTTCAAACCACGCTCGTCCACAAAACCTGCGATATTGATAAGGGCATCTTCAAGAGATGTCTCGTTCAAATCAGCAGCTACTGCGGGTTCGTTGGCAAACGTCCCACCGTTGGTTAACGGGTGGTTTGTCGCACAAAGCGCAACACCGTCACCACCAGCAGAAGCGCCAGCAGTAAATGCGTTGTTAAGAACCGCAGCGGCCTTAACTTGCTTTGTGTGTGCCATTGAACGAGCCAACGCACGAGTATAACGCGAACCAAGACGATCATACAGATTGTCTTCGATAGCTTCCTCAGTGATTGAGAATGCCAGCGCAATAGTTTCGTGGTTGTAACGAGCAGTGTACGCTTCGTTAGCGTCGTCAAAGTTTACAGAGGAACCTTCCGATTTGGTAGGTGCCGCTCCGAACCCACTCAACATTACTTCCTCTTCGAATGCTCGATCAGAAGATTCTGTTGTGTAGATCTCCGCGTGTTGGTTTTCGTACCGATTGTACTCCATACCAAACAGCGCGTTGAGGCCCGGTTCTAGCTCTTTCGCTAGTTGTGCGCGAGAAATAGCCATTCTTTAGACCTCCTTAAACGCCAGTAGTCGATGGAGTACCAGCAACAATCGCACCGTTGGCGGAGTTGAAGCTGTTATTCAATCGAACAATTAATGGGATACCAGCCGCAGTAAAGTCTGCATTTTCTGGGTCATCTTGAATGCCCATAATACGCAGTTGTAATGCCGCAGTGGTGGCGATTGTGCTGACACCCAACTTAGCTGTGGAGATACCAGTAGCGGTTGTGCCGCCAGTAGCTGTAGCAAAGTTTGCGTTTGCGAACACATGGCCCCGCGCAGTTGCTTCGCTAGTCAGTGAAGCGTCTGAGCAGATAACAAATGTCTGCATTGGGTTGTCATAAACAAAGGCTTTGACGGGATGATTAGAATCCGCGCCAGAACCGGGCCAGCTATTTGAGAAAATAGTCTCACCAGTGGTGGACGATACATATTCGCATCCCCAGAACACACCAAGTAGACCTACCGTTCCACCAGCAGCCGCGCCAACAATATCAATAAAGCCTGTTGACAGCGGAATTACGGGTGAACCTTGGTAAATCGCGTTAGTGTTTCCAGAGGCGATACGATACTCGGTCGCACCAGTGGTGTTTGCAGCCTGACCGACTACACCAATCGGACGAAGTCCGAAAGCACCGTTACTGTTTGCCATTTTAGCAATCCTCTTTCAATTAATCGGAGTCTCTACGAGATCCCCCGAATGATACACGACTTTGCCGATTATTACTTATCGGCATCGAAGGATGTTGTTCCTTCATAAGGTCCTGATCTACAGCAGTCATCTGTTCGCGGGTTCTGCCCCCGTAATATGCAGTTCTTTCTGCTACTGTTTCAACAGGTATTCGGCACAGCATCAGTCCGCCTTGACCAATCACACCCTCATACCGACCATCGTCGATAACAGGTGCTTCATAGTTTGGATATTCGTCTTTCCGGACAGGTTCCCATCCTTCGCGTAGCTTGGCGTTGACATTCATTTTGTCTTCCTCACCACGCATTGCAACTCGTATCCAACGATGCACAAAGCCCTCTGGGGCATCAGGTGCTGCAAGGTGACTGGGCGGAGCCCATGGTTTTCTGCGCGTTTCTGATTCGCGTGTTTCGCTTGCGCGAGGTTTTCTATCAGCCATAATCTTAATCCTTCACAAATTTTGCATATTCTTCAAGCGGTACATTTAGACGTTTCGCCATCGCTATTTGTGACGGTGATAGTTTAACCGACCTGCGCCCCGTTTTTGCCGTGCTGCGAGATGCTGAAGCGCCAGCCGAGGCGACCTGTGCTCCACTCGATTTCTTCGCCTGAAACTTATTCGGAAACTCCGAACGCATTCGACGATCAACTTCAGTATAGTATTCTTCGCTGGCTGGGTCAAACCCCTCTTCCTCAACGAGCTTCCTATGTATCCCAAACGCCGCATAAGTCATGACTTCGTCAGACCCAAACCAATCGTTTTTCTCCGCCCACGACTGCGCCTTTGGATCAGGCTTTGGAGCAGGGGGAGCAACTGGTTGCTGCTGCGGAGGCATCTGCGGCGCAGCCGCTGCTTGCGCAGGCTCCGCAACTTGATCCTCTGATCTCTGCTTTGCAATCCGCAAACGCTCCTGCTCAATAGACATCTTGGACAAGGCTTCTTGAGCCTCAAACATTTTGTCCGTATCGCCAGCGTCATAGGCTTCTTTGTACAGCCTTTTCGTAGCTTCTACCTGAGCATCTATTCGAGTGCCGTACTCAGACAAATAACCCTTGTCCAAGTTCTGGACACGGCTTTTTAGGCTCTCGTTTTCCTGCAAAAGCTGCTGCGCTAAACGAACGGCCTCTTCACGATCCCGTTCTTCCTTGCGATACTTTTCAGTCAGCTTCTTAATCCGAGCCTGAACCTTGTTACTGTAGTTGTCCAACTCGTCATCGGAACCAGAAGCCGCCTCTTGCGGCTCCTCTTCAACCTCCGGGGCTTCTTGAACCTCCGGTTCGTCTCCCGACTCAATCTCTACTTCTACGCCCTCGTCTTCGAGAACTTCTTGTTCTTCCGCCATTGGTATCTCCTAAACCTGCTTAATGTCGTCGGGCTCTAAGATCGTAGCAATAACCTCGTCGTCATTGATTATACGAACTTCACCCCCATCGATCTTAAATCTCGATCCCGAGTATCGACCGATACAAACCCATTGTCCCTCCGCACACCAAGGTGCAGCATCTGGACCAAACTTGTCAGGGTCTTTGTAAGCAATAGGACCAACCTTTAAAACATACGCAACAACCGTTGCTACAGCTTCACGATCCCGAACCTCGTCAGGGATATGTAAACCGCCCTGTGTTTTGGTAGCACCTTGATAAGGCATAACTAAAACACGCCAGCCCGTGGGCTGCGGTAGTCTTTCAAGAAGGGGTTTTTCTAAAAGAGAAGGATCTAAAACCTTCTCGGTGGTATCAACATACGCGCTACCAACGTCAGAAGAAGCAGCGGTGTTCCCTGCTTTCTCTTTGTTAATTTTCTGCGCGACATGATCAGGAAGATATAAGGTCTTCGACATCGTCAGCGTGGTTCTCCAGCAGGGCTTTGATTTCCTCACGAGCGTAGGCAATGCCCCGTACTTCACCTACCATGAGCTTATACTGCTCCCAGTCTTTAGCAGCATCATGTGCAAGAGCAGAAGCAATGTCCTGCTCTCGTTCCTTCAGGATCTTATACATATATGTAGCGAAAGCAACAGCGTCCATTAAAGAATGTCCCTCTCCGAACCCTCGGCCATAGACTTAATCGGGCCACCCTTCACCCAGTCATTGCAAACGTGGTCTGACGAACACATGAATTTGTACATCTGGCAGTAACCCAGATCACCAGAATCATCGCCAATACATTCCAACATGTCTTCAGTTTGGTTATAAGCTCCGCAGTTTCCACAAACCTCGGTCAGCTTAAAGCCTCCGTCCATAGAGGGATCCCGATAGTTCGCTTCTTCTACCGCAACCTCTTTGGCTTCCATGTTTGCTTCAGCATCCTTGGTGGCTATAGGACAGCTTGGACCTCCACCGTCACCGTCCTGCATTTTATCTACCGGGATACCATCCGGTATGATACTAATCGAAATCATAGGCATTAGAATGTCTTCCCACGTTTAGAGTTGTCTCGAACATCACCCGCTCGACCACCGAGAAAAAACTTCTTGGGCTTCTTATCTAACATCTCTTCGAACATCTCAGGGTTTTTACGAAGAAGTTTCTCCACCTCCTGAGCTACCGCAGTCTGGCCTCCCGCGCCGGGGCTCTTCGAACCGCCCATCGCTTCGTCTCCTGTGGCCCCCTTTAAAAATCGGTCTAGTTGTTCGCGTGTAAAACTTTTCATAGCAGAATCCTAATCTATCAATTCAAAATGTGGACCATCGATAAACGGGCGACGCCCCTGTGATCTGCGCAAGTCTATATACGCATTCATTGCTTCTTCCATCGTACCCTCCCACTTGCGAATGTCCATTGGATACGGCATCTCAGGTGTTCCCCACGCTGCGCCCCAACAAATAGGAACGTTTAACTGTGTCGCCGCTTCTTTAATCGCATCAGCAAGATCATCATAAACCGAGAGTTCCCAACTCGCCCTCCCATTTATGAACGCCATAATATCGAAAGCCTTCCCCT